TCTAGGGAAGTATATTTCTACCTCATCATCATAAATTAATTTAAAGAAGGCCTTAATTGATTCTGGCGTACCACGTGATCTATAAAATTCAACTAGATGTTTATAAAATAGTCTTGGATCAGCCGCAAAGTCTCTAGGAATTGGAGCTCCAATTTCATTTTGTAACTCTGTTAATAGATGCTCTTCAATTAAATCAATGTCACGCTGATGATCAATTTGATTTAAGTAAAATGCAGATTTATTTTCTCTCTCTAGATATAAAGCATATACTTTTATGAACTCAATAAGCTCAGGGTAGTCCTGATTAATATGCTCAGGGACCAAATCATCTATATAAGAGGATACATTAAAAGCCATTAGTTACTCGTTGTAGTGTAGTCAATACCGGCAGTAGTACCACCAGTAACCATTGTGTCAATTTCACCAACAATAATTGCTGAAGAAGAATTAATTGTTAATAGTTCATTTCGTGTTGGTGCTATATCAGACGATGCCGGTTTAGTAATAATTTTAATATAATCATATGGGCCTACAATTGAATCAGGTGCAAAACCTTCAAGTGTTACATTACCTGTATTATAGTTTACATGACCAATATTTGGATTCAAAGTTGTGCCTGACCCAGAAACAATTTGTATAATATTCTTATTTTCTTCCGTATCTAAATAGTCTTTAAGTCTACACGACTCACCTCTATATGTAAATTCTGTCGAAGTAATGTATTGAGTCTTACCTGATAAATAAGTGATTGGTTGGTTAAAATCAAATGTATATAATTTTTCATTGCCTAATTCAGGTACAAATTTCTTACTCATTTCAATTCTCATAATGGTTGAAATAACAGCAACACTTGAACTATCAATATCACGTAATAGGTTTGAGTTTCTAAACACACCACCAAATGATTTTAGGTTAGTGTCATTATATGCTTCAATAGTTATTCTAATGTTCTCGGATAGTGTAGCTTTATCTGATGATGCTACATTAGGGTTAAACTTAAAATAAACTTCTAAGTCAATGTATGTGTAATCAGGGTCAACAAGAATAGGTGTAATTGATACTACGTTCTTTGGCTTAAGAATATTACCAATAATAATTTCTTTTTCGGTATCTGTTAATACTTCTCTTGCTTTAGGTTTAATCGATACATATACTTTACCATAGTCTGGTGGAATATTATCTTCACCACCCCATACAGTAAGTGTATCAATATCTCCCCAAGAGTTTTGAATAATACCTTTATAATCATCTGGTGTTACGGCTCTATTTTGAGCAGTAAAAGCAAGTGGTGCAGAGAATCTAATTGATTCAGTCGATTCAGCACTAGCACCACCAGATGCATTTTGTATTGTTGTTATGGATACATTAGTGTTACCTTCAATAGTATCATTTAACGAGAAGATTGAAGCGCCATTAATATCACCTGGGCCAACAACTAAATAATTAATTTTAATAATATTACCTGCATCTAATTGAGTACCAATAATACCATCACCAAATTTAATTTCATAAAACCCATCTCTTGATTCTTCCAAGAAATATACATTTGATTCAGCAGTAATATTTGTAATATTATTAGACTTAGTAAATGTAGTGGACTCAGTAGACGTAGATGATTCATAAATATCTACAATTAACGAATCTGTGTTTACATTATCACTTGTAATTGTATATGAATCAAAGTTTGATGGATCATATAGATATGATCTATTGGCGAGAACACCTTGCTCTAATTTAACATTTTTAAATATGTATTTACCTGAATCATGTTCACCATACGCCGTTGTCATTGTCTCTGAAACAATTAAATTATATGATATAGAATTAATAATCGTTGTGAATACTGTACCACGATTTATAGTCGCGGGAAGATTATTACCATCAATATATAGACCGGTTGGTGAAACTAATTCAACATCAATATATGCTACAGCAGGTGATGTTGATCTTGGTGTATAACCAAGTAACTTAGCATGTGACACAACAGATTGTCTAAGTTGTGCTGTATCTAAAAATGTTTCATTAAGAGCAAAGTTAGCATTAACTGAGTTAATATGCGTGATGTATGATAACACATCAATCACTGTATTCATTGCAGAGCCTTCAAAATTATAATCTGCAAATGCACCAGGCTGGTCCTGCATATATGTAATTAAGTTACTCTTTAATGTATTAAAATCTAATTCTGATGCATTAATTCTTCTGTCTTGTGCCATTATCTTAGTCTCTCTAATGATGTTGCGATATTAGTAATCTGGTTTGTCGATATAATTTTAACAACAACTGTTATTGCTATTTTATTTAGGTCTGGTTTATTATTAACCTTAACATTTAATACTTCCACCCTAGGTTCAAAGTTAGTAATTGCCTCTTTAATACTATCAGTAATAGCAATTGATGTTATTAAACCATTATTTTCAAATAAGTATTGTCTTAGGTTAGCCCCAAACAAAGGTTGGAATACTTTCTCACCATGATTGGTATTTAGAATATGTAGCACACTTTGCTTAACAGAATTAATCTGCTTCTTTATTCCTATGTCACCCGTGTTGGGGTTTGATTTAAACACAAAGTCTAAATCAACATATTCTGTTTTGTTTGAGGTTGTAATGGCCATAATGTTATTTATACCTATTATCCACCAATAAATACATTACTAGATCCTGAAGTCATAGCTCCTGCATCAGCTGAATCACCTACTCTCGCTGCTGCACTTCCGCATATAAACACATTACCAGAACCCACATTAACATTAGCTACATGAGCAGGACATAATGGTGGTGATGTAGTATGACTTACTGTTGGGTCGCCTTGCCTTGCTGCTAATATCCCATTAATAAAAACAGTTCCTTGACCAGGAGTATCTAACGTAGTAGTACTCGTGCATCCATGCCCAGTACTTAATGAATCACCTTTTCTACAAGCACTTGGCATTATTCGTTAATATCTATGCGTGGTGCAGTGAATTTCATATTACCTTTACTTTCACAAGTGTATGTCCCTTGAACTAAAGTATCCATATTTCCGCCAACATCTAAATCAACATTTCCACCAACGTCAATATCAGCATCTTTTTTAACATCAACTTTAGCATTATTCAATACTGTTAAATCAACATTTCTATCAATTAGTCCTGTAACATCACCTTCAATATGCAAATCAATATGTCCAAATGAAGCAGGTAATGATTCACCTTTATAAACCCAATTACCATTTTCTAATTTAATATCTTGTGGTTTAAATCCATCTTCAACTTCAATTGAATTTCCATATTCATCAATTGCATATTTTTGTGCTATTCGTGCTAATGAGTTATAATCATTAGCATCAAATGCTGATGCTATTTGAGATAGTGTATATAATGAAACATCCATCATAAAATATGTATTTTCATTAGTAGCACCATCGCTCGACATATCAGAAATTGTAATTTCCGCATCACCTTTAGTACCATCTGAAGATGTAGATATACTCATACTCACATAATATTGTCTTTGATTGCCATCCGCATCTTCAGATTCTAACAGCTTAGAACCAGAGGATAACATATCAGAACCACTAATTTCCGTTGTAATTTTTATATCAATTGGTGGGTTCCATATAGCAATCGCTTGATTTTTAGTATATCCTTCTGGTGCCGCTTTATGTATTGCCGTTCCATCATCTGCATAAGTAACATGATCTGGTTCTTTAGGACCAACCCTCATTGATACATTACCTCTTACTTCGCCGTTAACATCACCTTGAACTAAGAAGTCTACGTTCTCCCCAACATTAGCAGTAACAGATCCTGCACAAGATAAATTAACATCTTCTGAAACAATAATATTTACATTACCTTTTACTTCAACAGTATCATTGCCAAGTATTAATTCGTAGTTATCTGCAACAACTCTTTCTATTTTAGATCCACCTGGTTGTACTTCATAATAAGTACCTGAATTATGTCTTTCTCTAATTCTAGTAGAACCAGGTGTATCATCGTATTCCTTAATATGACCAGACTCTGATTCATATACATGGTTATATGGATATTGAGGAGCATAAGCAGAACGAGGTTGATAATTACCTTGAACCTCATAATCATTTGGATCTGGTCTACCTCTAACTCTTAAGTTATTATCTTCTTCCTCTAAATTTCTAGGGTATTTACCATTAGGATCGGTAAACCCCATTTGCGTGTTACCAAATTCGAATCCTGATTTGGTTGGTAATGAGCCCATAACCATAAAGTCTTGATGTTCTACATCAATAAATGCTCCAACAACCCACGAACC